GTAAGCGCTGGCGCCGGGGTGAAGGTGTCGACCAAACCAATGATCGAGGACGACGGCAAGGCAATGGTGCGCGCGCCGGTGTCGACGTTTGTTACGGTAACGCCGTGAAAGAAGCCAGACATAGATTCTCCAGATATGAAAAGGCCCCGCGTCAGCGAGGCCATTAGGGGTACAGCAGAAAAGAAAACGCCCCGGCGGTGCGGGGCGTTATTGGGATTGGTCGGCGATCCAGGACGGGGCAACCGGCCTGTGCTCGACAACGGGGAATTGGTCTGACTGAGGCCAGTCGCGTAGATCCTGCAGGTAGGTCAGCAGCTCAGCGAACTGCTCGGCCGAAAGCGTGGTTTCGCGGTCCAAATCCTGCTCGTCGCGGTGACGGTCGCGCAGCCATTGCCGTGCCGCCAGCTCAGCGTCGCGCCATTGCCTTTCAGCGCTCGTTAGCTGCTCCAGCGTCTCAAACGGCTCAACAAAGGCCCCATTCTCGAACAGCCAGCCGGCCCGCACCTCGGATTCACACGCCTGCCATTTCAGGTCAGGGTGATAGCGCCCGTCAGGGTCAATATCCGTTGCTTCCAGTACCAGGCCGTCTTGTATCAGTGCCCACATGGTCCCGCTCCTAGTAAGTGATAAACACACAGCCATCCGCCCCCGGCTGGGACTGATTACTGGTACGTCCGCCACCGCCCATGCCGGGCTGGGTTGGTGTGGTTGAGTTGCTTGTTGCAAAGATGCTTTCGCCACCACCGCCAGCGCCGCCCAAGGCGTAGGTACCAGGGGCATTGCGCAGCGCCGGGCTACCGGAACCCATCGACATATTTATGTCTCCGCCAGCCCCATAGCCGCCGGCTGCGCCGCTCCCCGAACTACCGCCCGCACCGCCCGTAGCAGAACAGAACGTCCCGAAGGCCGATGCAGTGCCGGCATTACCCGAAGCACCTGCAGCGGATACCGCAGCGCCGCCGGCGCCGACCGTAATCGTGATCACGGAGCCAGGCACCACATTGCAAAGGCGCTTGCTGATACCCCCGCCGCCGCCACCGCCTGACCCAACCTCTTGAGTGCCAAAACCGCCGCTACCGCCAGCGCCCCGCACCTCTACATCAACCTTGTACACGCCAGCGGGCACAGTCCATTGATAGACCCCTGCCGACCGGTAATAAACCTTCCCCCGGCACGGCAGATGCTTCTCGGTAATCACAAGCTCCCAGGCAGACCAGACGCCCGAGCTGTTCTTGGTGCGAATAAACGACATAGGGCTAGTGCTGCTGATCAACGAATCCCAGAACTGAGTGGCCATTCTGCTACTGCCACGTTCGATGTGCAGAAGCGAACCATTTGGGATCACAGCCCCGGCATTTTCGGGCTTTGTGCCGGTAGTAGTGGTACCAATCATGTAGAGGCCACTCACGGCGATAGCGTCCATGTCGCCCGAGAAGGGTACAGCCGAGCCGCCCCAGCCGAACGAGCCGACAGTGAGCATTGCGCCAGGAGTTATATCGGTTGGGGTCGTCTGCTTAGGAGTGTTGCCGGAATGCCACTCATCACGCCAAGCCGTCCAGGTTCCGGCGCTGGACATGGTGCGCTTGGCATAAAGTGGCGCATGACCAGTAGCCAGGCCACCAGTGATCCGCTGAATTAAGTAGTTCTCGTGATTGAATCCTTCAACAACCACGATATAACGATGCGTTGCCGGCCAGCCCTCTGGCAGGTTGGTTAGCCCTACAATTGGCGTCGTGTAGTTACCAGGAATTACATAGTTGTTAATGTCCTTCTCGGTACTCAGGATGCCAGCGCCGACCCCGAACGAACCGACGGTAAGCATGGCTCCAGCGGACTTATCAATTAGGGTTGATTGCTTTGGCGTGTTCTGACTTGTCCAGATCTGCGCCCATTCACTCCAAACGCCAGCAGTATTACGAGTGCGAATGAAGGTGAGTGGTACCACCGTGGTTACAAGAGAGTCCCAAATCTGGGTGGCCATGTTGCCACTCCAGCGCTCTACATGGAGGATGTTCCCGTTCGGAATCGCACCCGCCCCCAAGCCTGCTGGAAAAATCGGCTTGGTGCCAAGGGTGGTACTCGTCACCATGTACGAGCCACCCTCAACGATATTGTTGATGTTGGCGGCCACGTTCTCGCCACTGGACGAACCCAAACCATAGCGAGCCATCAATGAGCGGACGAATGCAGTCGTCGCCAACGAAGTGTCGTTATCAGTCACGGGCGGCGTCGGCGCCTTGGGGTCGCCGATGAAACTTGGACTATCAAGCGGCGACTTGAGTGCCAACGCTTGGTCGATCTGGGTCTTGGTGTACACATCGGTCAGGCCGTAACCGGAAACAGTGGTTGGGTTGCTCGCAGCGGTTACGCGCCCGTAGGCGTCGACCGTCACGCTACGATAAGTCCCAGCGGCCACACCTGTGCGCCCGAACGCCATTTCAAACGCCAAGGCGGTCACGCCCAAGGTGATCGGTGCATCAGTCACCAACTGCCACGCGCTGTCGCCGTTGGCGGTGCCTCGCTCGACCAGCACCAACATGCCCGGCGTCACCTTGGCACTGGCGTCAGCATCGGTGCAGCGCGTCCAGGCACCACCCGCGACGACCAAGTACAGGCCGTTATCCTTGGCGGCGGCCTGATTTTTCACCAGCACCCGCGCCCCAGCCGTGAGCGGCACGCCGTCCACCGTCTGCAGGCCGCTAAGGGTGATCGCAGCGGTGGTCGCTGCCAGCACAGAATATTTGAAGTCCTGCCGGGCCAGTTCCTCGGTCACCCATTCTCGGGTGGCCAGCACAACGCTTGGGTCAATCTTGAGCTGTACATTGCTGGCACTCTTAACCAGCAGATTCAGGCGCAGCACCTGCGTGCGTCCAGACCCCTGACTCATCAGCGGCTTGAAGGTGGGCGGGCAGTTGGCCACCGCCACCATATCGCCGTCCGCATCGTATAGAGCGATTTCGCGAATCCACTTACCGCCCACGTCGGCGGGAATGATCTGCTCAGCGATGATCACCGCCGCGTTATTGGGGTCGACCTTCAACTGATTCAGCGGCGCACGGCGCCACTCGTTCAGCAGCGCTTTTTGACTTGAGTTCGGCATGGGCAACGCCGGGTTGTCCAAGCCGGTAGGATTTCCGTCACCTACCCCCATTTGCGAAAAAGTCCAAGCAATGCCCAAGGCATCCGCGTTGGCCTGCTTGGCGGCCCCGATGTCAGTCAGGATCGCGTAAAACTGCGAAGTCTGGTCAACCATAGTTAACGTCCAGATAGTCAATTGTGTGATCACGACCGCCACGACCAATCTCGCCACTGACATCAAGGTCAACAGCCTGCGGCGGGTATACGTCGAGTGTTTCGCCGTCGAAGACGGCTGTAGCCAGGCATAACGCGCCCCTGCTTTCCAAGCTGATGGCGAGCCCCGTCATATGCCGGCTGACCGGCCGAGCGTCATCAATCAGCGCCGACAACTCGGCATACGTCTGCTCACTGATGCCCGCATCGGAAACGCCAATCTTCAAAGCGAAGGTTCCAGGCACAGCAGCCGGCTTGGCCTGCCACCACTCCTCCACTTCAATCAGGTAGCCAAACGGCTCGACCACACGCCGAAGTGCGCCAAGGGTGCCTTTGTGGGCATGTACGAAGAACGACGAGCGAATCACCGAGCGCTTGATCGCGTCGCTCCAACTGTCGTCCCAGCGGTCGACCGACCAGGCCCAGGCGAGTTGATAGAGAAGGTGCGGCGGGCAGTTTTCGGGGCTGTAGAGCAGGCGCAAGTCGACCTTGAGGTCTTCATCGCCTGCGGCTTCGATGGCGCATTCCAGCGCGGTGCGGTTGAGCGGCAGCAGGCTGTCCATATCAGCCGCCCCGCTTCAGATCGAAGCCCGTGCACCACGCAGCCTGGGACTTGCTCGGGCGGATGTCGGCCCAGCCGCTGAGCTCAACCCGACTGACCCCGCCAATGTGCAGCTGTGCATCGATCCCGGAGCGTGCAACTTCGACGCCCAGGCGTCGACGCGGGTTGATCCAGGCTTGCAGCCGACGACGGCACTCGGCAAGCACCGCCTCCGACTCAGGGCCGCTGTCAGCGATGTAAAGGGTGGCATCAATGCGGTACGGCAAGACCTCGGCGCTACGCACGCTGACGCGGTCGGCTACCGGGCGAATGTCATCGTCATTGAGGTACGCGGCCACCTGGGCCAGCAACTGCGCATCTGCTACACCGTTGCCCTCCAGGCTCAACACAGTGACATCGACGACCGCCGGCGACGGGCTCTCGGCGGTTGCGTCAGCGACCAGCCCCGAGGCGTTGCGAGCGTGCAGGATGTAACTGTTGCGCGGCCCGGCAGTGGTGAGCCCCTCGTAGACCAACTGCACCCGCTCGCGCAGTGCCGCGTCAGACTCGAACAGTGCCTCGAGCGGCGGTACCTTAGTCCGGTCTTCAGCCTGGATGAGCAAACGCTGCAGGCTGACATTGGCCGCTAATTGGTCGAGGTCGCTGCCCTGGGCGTAAGCCAACAGCAGTGCCTTGGCCGCGTCGTTGATACGTGCCCGGTTGAGCAATTTGCGGTAGGCCCCGACTTCCAGCAGCTTACAGACCGGGTCACTTTCAAGCTGTGCGGTCCAAGCGTCCCCGAGATGCGCGCGAAAGGTCTGCAGATCAGCCTGATACAAGGCCTCGTAATCGAGATCTTCGAGCAACTGAGGTGCTGGCAACTGGGCCAGATCGACTTGGCTC